GTAAATAGCCATCCCAACACCACCTATGGCAATGAATGGGATCAATACGTTCATAATAATTGTCTTTATCATTTACTTACTCGGATTAGTTGATACCATTTTTGCTTTACCACGCCCAGTAGAACCATATTTACGTTTACGTGTTACGGCACTTTTCTTTTGTTTAGATGACATACCAGATGCTTTACCAGCAGGAACACACTTCGGATAAGCACGTTTACCACCTTTTCTTGCCTTTGTTCCGGCAGATGCACCACAAGCAGGATGACCACCCGATTTTGTTTTACGAGAAATGTCAACCCACTTTTCCTTGAACCATTTACGAAGACCACCAGAAGGTTTCTTTCCTTCCATAAGATAGCCTTTCACGTATTCACGGATAACTAAACGGGCAATATGTTCTTGACATGGTGTCATACGAATAAATATACAAAAATTATTTTAATTTTCTAAATTTATTGAATGGTTTAAACGACCTTAATCCAGGAACTTTTGTTAATTTTACCGTGGCGGATGTTGCCAGAAGGTCATTTTGAACAGAATCAGTTATAAATAACCTAACATTTTTTAGTTCTTGTGGGAGTGAACCACCGTACCATTTATCAACATAGTATTTCAGACTTTCATTTATAACTCTACCAAGTGCATATCTATAAGGTTCCCGCATCAAATCCAATCCACGTTGTCTTGGTGAAGATATACTTGTACTCGTGTATGCTGACTTTGTTTTGCTTTCTATTAAGTCTGGATAAGAATAACCCGGCGAATCACCCATAGATATTGGTATATTTGGAGGAGACCCACCTAAACGACTATTATAGGCATTATTTTGAAGTCGAATGAACATTGCAAATTGCCATTCGTTATCACCTTCATTCGTTTGAACAACTGATTCGTGAAGTTCTAGAATCATGTCTAGTAATGCTGGTTTTGTTTTTGTATCGTCAAGTATTAGACCGTATTTATTATTCTTACCGAACACATTTCTCGTTTCATTAACAAAGAATTCACCGACGTCGGATTGTACCGTTCCATATTTAGGGTCGCTTGGACTTACTGGTCCAGTACCACCACCAGTTGTACCACCACCAGTTCCACCGCCAGTTGTACCACCACCAGTTCCACCACCAGTTGTACCCCCACCGATTCCACCGCCTGTTGTGCCACCACCAGTTCCAACTCCAGTCCCACCACCGATACCTGTCCCAGCTCCACCTGTCCCAGAATAATCACCCTTGTTAATCTTACCTGGTTCTTGGTCATTTGGTATACCATCACCATCTTTATCTGAATCTTGTCTGTTTGGTGTTCCGTCGCCGTCAATATCATCGTCCAAATAATCCGGTGTACCATCTTTGTCCGTATCTTGATTTTTCAAGAGGTCTGGGATTTTGAGCGATAAATTTGGTAGACTTAATAACGAAGTCCACGGTAAAACGAGCGGTATAGGTGACGGCGAACCTGGTGGATAAAACAAACCACTATAAATACCACCGACCGTTAGAAGATGGGCAACAAGTGCATTTGAAAAATCAGAAAGTGATTCTTCGATTTCTTTGTGTTTAAATGTTGATTTTAGTGCTTTGTCTAATGGTTTCGGTAAACCAGGTATTAGAACTTGAACACCCGTTGTTGGAGCAATCATTGGAGGCATTGGTGGCATTGGTGACCAAGTTGATTTCAACCAATAAAGGCAAAACCCCGTTGCCATTAGGGTAAATCCTGGTTCAACGGAGTCTGGGTCTGTTGATGTCAAATGAAAGTTTACTTGGAGTCCAAGTGAGAGAAATTGTTTGAGTGTATCTTTATCACCCTTGATTAATTTTGCACCGAAAAAAGGTGCGGTATCTCCAATGTTCGAAAGTTCATATGCAGTTGCTATTTTATCAGCAGCGTCATCTAAATCGTTAATACCCCACGATCTCCAATAAGGACGTAGAGTCGATTTGAACAATTCAACATTCATAATTACGTCTTATCTATTGCACCTTTTCCAGATGATGGCCAACCGAATCTACAACTCCAATATCTTGGTGTTGTTCTATCCTTTGCAGTGTGACACTTGTGTCTTGCTCTGAATGACTTTCTACGGGCAGCATTTGATTTCTTAATCTTCATTGTCTTTGCACCACCCGTTCCTTTATGTCCGAAGTTTACCTTTACAACATTTCCGTTTGGTTTCTTGACATAAACAGAAAATTTCTTTGGACCACCTGGAGTTCTGAATGGTTTGCCAAGAGAAACTTTACGTCCACGATATTCAGCTTCACCAAGAATAGTTGCACGTGTTTCTCTTAAACCAAAATGAAGTTCAATTATTTGGTCATCACATCCCATAGTATATCCTTCTAAAACATACTCTGGGTTTTCGATTGTGATTGATTCATTACGATAACCGCCGCCGGCGGCTTTGTAAGCTTTAACAAGAGCGGCCGATGCATATGCACTCGGCCACACCTTGAACTTTTTCTTTATACGAGACTTTACACTACTGTATAGTTTCTTGTTTGTTGGTACTGATCGTTCTATTACAATAGGCTCTGTCATAATTATTGTCCCTTACGTGTAAACTTCTCAGCGGTTGCCACACCAAGACCTACGATGATAATATACATCAAACCTTCAAAGATAAACTCTGTGATTTGAAATCCCCAAAAGAGATTTGCACACCATGTAACTAACATGGCAAATACACATAAAAACGTAACAACTCTTTTTGATGACACTGCGCCGTCTGAATCAGCGATCATTGATGCAAGACCGGCTTTAAGTTGTTCCATCATTCGGGTTCTCCAATTTTTGAATGAAATCTTGTCTAAATTGTTCAAACTCATCTTCTATTTTTTGAAGGAGTTCTTCTTTTGTTATTCCACTTGACCATTTTTCAGATTCACCAAAACTATTTGCAAATTCTGCTTTTGAAAGTTCTTCTGCGATTAGATTTTTATCTCGTTCCGCTTCTTTTAACCAAGCAATCGCATTTAGTTTTACTTTTTCCTTTTCGTACTCATCCCATCTTTTTTCCAACCGAACCTTATGTTCCATCTGTATAACACAATCAAAACACATACCATGCATCATCTTCATCTTATCATCCAATCGTTTAGGTAATGTACACGTACAAGTTTCTTTTGGACAATTTGGAAATGTATTAAGGTAACCGTGAAGTTCCTGTTGCCATTCTTTTCCAAGTTTTAAAGCATATCCTTGTTTTTGTTCCCATTCATTTCCATCCGAATCGAACCATTTGTCTCCAACTTTCCTAGTTATCTGTTCTTGAACCTCACCCGTAAATCCAACTTGAATTGTATTTTGAGATTCGTGTGTTCCTTGAAGAAGTTGTTTAACATCTTTTATACTATCAATTTTTATGTCTGCCATATACCACCGAAAATGAATGAAACCAATTTATAAATAAATATCACTTGAATTTGAAATAACCAAGTATTTGATTAATTGGTGCAAATGCACCTGTTAATTTGTATGTTTTACCGTTGAAATTAAAGACTATACCTTCAAGTGGGGCAACCTTTTCTATTCCACCAGCGGCATTTATTCTCTTTAATTGTGTGTCAAGAACTTTCAAATCGTTTATGTCCTTTGAACTGGAAAGTGTTTTGATTGCATCTTCAACATCTTTCTTTATCTTTTCCGACGTTTTTTCTGGGTTCAAAGACATAACATCACTTACATTTTGTAAGATTTCTGCACCAAACTGAAGAACAAGAGATTCAAATGGTTCTATGTTTTTCTTCATTTGAAGGGACACTTCTGTTTTGTCTAAATTCTTTGCCCACTCCAACACATTTTGATCTGGAATGTTTTTGATATTTAAAGCAAACGATTTATCGTAAAATGCCCATCTCTTTACAAGACCTTCTAATGTTGTTTTATCTATCTTACCACCAAGTTCTTTTACGTTTTTATTGATGTATTTTTCCCACCATCTTTGATGCCACATACCAAGTGTATCTTGGTCGGTACATCTCATCTTATTTTGAAGATTTGTTATCTTGTTTAAGTAATACCCCAATCGTTCTTCAAAGTCTTGTACTCTACCAATCGTTAATTTTTTAGGTTTAGCAATACTAAATGTCTTTTGTGTATTTGCATTTACTTGTTCAATCATACCTGCCAATATTCTTGCATACTCTGGGTAATCTTTTACTTTGATACCTTCATCATTATACGAAGAACTTCCGTGAAAAACAATATAAGCACCGTCATAATTTATTACGTTTGCACTACCAGGGTACATAACTTCAAGATTCATCCAATTTTTACCACCCTTGAAAATCTTTTCTTGTTGTTTTGGAGAAAGAGATTGGATTGCTTTTTCTAAATCACGGAAAGCGTATGTAAATGCTTTTTCTATTTCACCACGACCACTAAACTTTGTCTTAATAGACTTGTAGTCCATACCACCAGATTTAATATCACCTTTGTTTCTCGCGGAATACAGTTTACCATCTTTGAAAGTAACGAATAAATTTTGACCGTCAAGTTTTTCTGTTGGATCACCTTTAACAGAAATCTCACCAGAAAGTCCAAGTCGGAACATTTCTTTCATATCACCAAATGTAAGACCCATGTCCTCGAATGGATGTGTCATGTGTCCCGCAACTCCGCCCTCTGTTATAAGTTTCTCTTCGTTCAGAACTTCTTCAAAAACTTTATCCCAGAATTCACGTTTAACAACCGGAAGTGATTCCAATTTGGTTTCTTCTTTAACTTCTGGAAGTAAGTCTACGTTAAATTTCTTTGCAAGTTGAACTATAACAGGAATCAACAGCATTGTACCAGGTATTGGTATAGCCGCTATTGTTCCAAGTCCCATTAGTTTGAAAGTGTCTTTCATTTGAGTTTGAAAGGCTTTCTTTTCTTGTGAAGTAAGTGTTTCACCTTTGATAAACTTTTGTAGTATTGGCAACAAATCTTTTGTATCACCGTATTCTTTTTTAAGAATGTTAAAAAACAATTGACCTTGTTCTTGTGTCATATTTGAAAAGAACCTGAACCAATCCTGTACATCTTCCTTTACTTGACCACGACGTTCATTCATCTTATTGATGACTGTGTTAAATATACCGGCGTCAAACCATCCCATTATATCTTTAAACCTTGATTGTAATTCTGATAATTTTGCTTCTCTATCACCGAGTGATTTACGAATATTTGTTCCTGACATTTCACCAAATCCAGGTATATCGAACGATACGTGTGGTGCGTAAACATAATAAGCGTATGGATTTGTTATATCCTTGTAAGGTATGGCTGTTGTTTTGTTGTAAGACATTAGTCTCTTATATCCACTAAGTCTACCAGCATCTTTTTCACCAATCATATAAACGATAACTGTTTTCTCTGGGTCAAACTTTTGGAGAAGTTCTGTTGGAAAATATGGACTTCTAACCTTTGCAACATTCTTAATACCGTGGCGATTTATTATTTTCTTCTTTTCCGCAAAATTTAACGGCGAACGTTGTCGGTCTGTTTTGTCCGAAGTAACAACGTAGGTATTTTCTTTACCAAACTTTTTAGCCAACCAATCGTAAGCAGCTTTATGATGCCTACCCATCGGTTGAAAACGGCCCGGATAAATTGCAAGGATAGTTTTATCACCCAAGTCCTCCTCGTTGAATATCTGAAGTTTTATTTCGTTCATTATCAGTTTGAGAATTTTACTCATTCATATCTCCAATTTACGGGGTTATTTCTTCTGTTGGTGTTTCTTCGGTTGTAACTTCTGTTGGTGTTTCTTCCAATGGTATCTGTTCTACCGGTGGATCTACCGACGAAGGTTTTTCTGGCCAAATTACATGATCTGGACTATCAAAATTTGTTATATCACGAAGCGATTGACGATATTGTTTCCACTCTTCTTTTTTTAATTCTGAAAGTGGTGAGTCGGTCATCTGTGTCCAGTCTGTTTCATTCAAGTAAATATTTCGTTGAGACCGAATATTGATCCACTTTTGATTTATCAGTTCTTGTATTTCCGCTTCACTTTTTCCAGAAACCGTTTGATATTCAACAACTTCATCTTCACCGATTACAAAATAAGAACCAGTTATCTTATCATTCTCACCGAGAGTTGCTTCAACAAATCTGTGGGGATACCAACCATACGATTTCAGGGAAACGATGTCCAACGCATTAAAGTTGGAAATGTTTTCCCAATTTATCGGTAATAATCTTGGTCCTTCAACTACTTGTCCACTTTGGACATAAACGTATCTCATATTTACTCCATTATCTCGGTAAATATAAATATGTTATTCTAACTTTTTATACGTTGCCATCAGGTTTAAACCAAGTAATTCTATTCGACCTCTGTCTCTGAATGCTCCCTCAAAGAAGTTTATTGCATAATGTGGTATGTCATATTTTCTTCTGTCAGTTATACCGAACGTATAATCATCAAAGGCAAGAATACCGCCGGTTTTTAGGAGTAAATATGAAAGAACCCCATCAATCATCACGTCGGATGCCAAATGACTTCCGTCAACATAGATAAAGTCGAATTGATGTCCATCTCCAAGAAGTTTTGGAAGAATGTTTTGGGACATACCACGATGAACGATACATCTTCCATCGTCAATATACTCTTTTAGATTGTGGTTGAATAGGTCATATAGGTTAGTTAAATCCATTCCCCACATTTCGTGTTCTAAACTACCATCCCATGTGTCAATACAATGAAGTTCACCACCATCTTTTAGAAAATTCTCGATGAACCACCGAGTTGAAAGTCCTTCAAACCCACCTATTTCAAGAATCTTTGGTTGTTTTATTTCTTTGATTGTTGGTTTTACCCAATAAAGGATTTCCGCCAGATTTTTTGAAAACCAATCTTGACTGAATTTAAGGTCATTTCTTTCACTCATATTTCAAACCTATCCCAAAGTTCTTTCCAATCCAAATAAGGGTCTTTCTGTGTTTCGTATGCCATGTGAAATGCCACCGATGGGATTGGTGTGAAGAGAGTGACTTCTTCTCTCCATATTTTGTTTACCATCGTTGATTCATTGACATGGTTCATCTCACCCCAAACTGTCCCGTATTCTGTTGCCATCGTATAAAATACGTGCCATCTGGCTCTGACAATCTCTGGATTACACAGGAACGTAAATGTTGTATGAAGATTTGTTCTCCAATGACGATTCTTTCCGTAAACAATTCGAGTCGGTTCAATCCAAACAGGAAGATAATTATCGGGGTCATCGAATGGATGAATACAAATTTCTCTTCCAAGATTTTCCTTGAATGTGTAGTAGGCATCCACCATCTCATCAATCGCAGTTGGATAATGTAGATAATCATCTTCTACAAAGTAAACCAAGTCAGCGTCCGAATCTCTACCTCGTTCAAATTGAGCCAACCCACTTCCTTGCCACCCTTCTGATTCAAGAGGTATAAAGTTGTAAGGATGTTTTGCTTCAGAAAAAATCTGATGTAGTTCATCTATTGATTCTTGTGTAGAATGGTCATCATACCACCAATAGGTTATATCATGTTGAGACTGATTACACGTATTGACAAGAGACTTAACACATTTTCGGATTACCGTATTTTTGGTTGCCTTACAATAACGAGGGTTTTCAGAGATGTGAATTTCTCGTCGGTCATGTGTTCGTAGTATTACGTCAAGTTTTGCCATATTATTCTTTTTCCCATACCGTCAATTTTTTATCGTATCTGTTTATGTAATCGTACCGACCAATAAACTTGAATTTTTTACCCACTTCTTCTTCAATATTGATACCATCGTCAGACCAAACTACGTTTCTTGTTTCATCCATTCCCGTTGGGATAAATCTCTTTTCTTCGTTCATCAAGATAAATTTACCGCCAGTATTTAGAATGGAATGAATAAACCCAATATCATCTATTGGATGTTCACTGTGTTGAAGAACAAAGATTGCCATCACAAGGTCAAAGTTCATATCTTCTGTTTTTTCCATTCCCTTTGAGTAAACTACGGGTGTAAAGATTCTGCTCAACACAAATTCGTTTGCCCACCCCAACATAGGTTCACTAATATCAAATCCCGTGACGGGACAGCCAAGACGTTGTATGAGTGCTTTAGACATTCTACCAACACCACAACCAAAGTCGGCAACCTTTGAGTAATTATTCGCAAGATTTTCGTTTAACAGAAAGTCCAATAGAAACATCGTTTCCTTTGTAAACTTTTGTGGCACTCGACCATCTGGAGTAAGACAAATATCCTTTGCGTGTTCTAAACTTTTAGGATAAAATGCTTCCTTTAAGTACGTCATATTATTCACCCTTGTGTTCTTCTGCTAACTTTGTAAGGTCTTCTCTAATTTTTTGGAATGGAACATC